GGTTCGTTTGGTCATTTAGTTATTGCTAAAGATGCACATATTGGTGAAGATGTATTAGCAGATGGTGATGTTGTAGCATATAATTCATCTGATATAAGACTTAAAGACAATATACAAGTTATTAAAGGTTCATTGGATAAGATAGGTGACATTCGGGGTGTAGAGTTTGATTGGAATGATAAATCACCTGGTTGGGCACGAGAAAGAGGACACGATGTTGGAGTTATAGCACAAGAGGTAGAAAAAGTTTTACCAGAAGTAGTAGTAAAGAGAAAAAGTGGTTATTTAGGAGTTGATTACAAACGATTAATTCCATTATTAGTAGAATCCATAAAAGAATTAAAACAAGAAGTAGAAAATTTAAAGAAAAAAGTGAATTAGAGTAATTTACTTGATACTTATAGTATAGTTAGTTATAAACAATAATAAGGAGAAAAAGTTATGGCTGTCAAAGAAGAATCCAATTTAGCTAAAAAGGTACAAGAAAAGACAACCCCATCAGAAACTAAATTTAGTGATGAAGAATTACAATCACTACGTGAGTTACAAGATGGTTATTCTGAAAAATCAGCTCAATTTGGACAATTAAAGGTACAGAAACTTTTGGTTCAACAACAATTAGATTCACTTGATGCAACTGAAATTCAGATGGAAAGTGATTATTCTGAGTTACAAAAGAAGGAACAAGATATTGTTAAATCGTTGAATGAAAAGTATGGTCCTGGTAATTTAGACCCCGCAACGGGAGTTTTTACACCAGCACCAACAACTACCCAAGTAACAGAAGCATCAGAAACTGTTTAAAATAGTCTCCCTCAAACATATCGTTTGAGAAAGTTACTTTATATTTATAGTTGAAATAATTACACAAATATAATTTAGTTATTTAGACTAATTCTTTAACATATAATAGGAGAAAAACAATGGGAGAAAGAATCGTAAGTCCGGGTGTATTTACTCGTGAACGGGATTTATCATTTCTACCTGCAGGAATTGCAGCCATTGGAGCATGTATAGTTGGGCCAACAGTTAAGGGTCCCGCATTTGTTCCAACAGCAGTTAGTAATTTCTCAGAGTTTGAAGAAATGTTTGGATCTACGGATTCTCGATATTACACGCCGTACGCGGTAGAACAATATTTAAAGAGTGCAGGAACAGTTACGATTGTTCGTGTTCTTAATACAGGTGGATACACACCAGATTTTGTCGCACTTGGTCTTTCAAGTTCGGTGGCATCAATTACTAGAACTGTAGCAGTATTGGCACCATCGAGAGGTGGTTCAAACGGAACAGCTAATTTAATGTCTTGCTCACTCGCTTCACCTGAATCTGCATATACTTCACAAACATTAACTGTTAGTGGTTCTGGTACATCTGGAGCTAATTATACAATATCATTTAACACTTCAAGTGCAGATTATATTGATCAAGTAATCAGTTCGGATCCGTTAGTACAGAAATCAGGAACTTCAACTGTATCCGTATACTTGTATAAGAACTTTAAGTATCATCAGAGTTCATATGGATGGGGCACAGGAACTTCAGCAGACCATACTGGTTCAATTTCAGTTGGAGGTATAGGTAATTTTACTGATGTTAGTTATGCAAATGCATCAACTCCATATATTCAATCACAGTTGATTAATAATGCAAGGTATAATCTTTTTAAGGTTAATACACGTTCACACGGTAGTAATGTAAATAATAAATATAAAATTGCTATTTTGAATGTAAAGAGAGCAGGAACAATTGCAGGTAGTGATTATGGACAATTTACACTTCAAGTAAGACAAACTGGTATGGATGATAATGGATTAACAACAGATAATATTGTAGAACAATTTGATGGACTTAATTTTGATCCTAAGAGTACGAATTTCTTCGCTCGTAGGGTTGGAGATAGGTATGTAAGTATTGCTGCTACTGGAAAACTCACTTATAATGGTGATTGGAATAATAGATCTAAATATATTTATCTTTCCGATTTCGCTGCTATTTCTGATGGTTCAATTCCAAAGGTATTAGTTCCAATGGGACACGCGTCAATTCAAGCACCGTTAAATGATGCTAATATGCCAGCATGGACATTTAAAGTAACTCAATCAAACGCACAAGGTGAGTTTGATAGTAATGTACTTTATGGTCATGATTATGGAAATGCAGATGCAGAACAGTATTTATGTCCTACCAATGCATTTACAGGTGGAACAAATACAAGTATGAGTTTGGAAAATATGAATGGACATGATGATGCATCAGTTTTGGGTACAACAGAAGGAACTGATTATGCAGGGGCGTCGACGTCTATTTCATTGACTACATCACACTTGAAACAACGGAAGTTTATTGTTCCATTTCAAGGTGGATTCGATGGGGATAACCCAGCAAATCCGAAATTGACAGGAGCAAGTATTTCAGCAGCAAACACACAAGGGTTTGACATTTCAAGTGCAACCGCAACTGGAGCAGTAGCTTACAAGAAAGCAATTAACGCAGTAAGTAATCCTGATGAGTTTGATATCAATATGTTAATAACACCTGGTATTATTCATGATTTACATCCAAAGATTACAAATCATGCAATAGCCAAGTGTGAAGAACGTGGTGATGCATTCTATGTATTTGATTGTGGTAAACACGGTGGAAACATAGCAGATGCTACCGCAGCAGTAGCCGCACTTGATACAAACTACGCAGCAACCTATTATCCTTGGGTAAAGATTGTTGATAGGAATACAGCATTACCAGTTTGGGTCCCACCATCAGTTGTACTACCTGGAGTAATAGCATTTACAGACCAAGTAGCACACGAATGGTTCGCACCAGCTGGTTTAAATCGTGGTGGTTTAACAACTGTACTTGAAGCACAAACAAGATTGACTCATGACGAAAGAGATGAACTCTATGAAGCACGAGTTAATCCAATCGCTTCATTCCCAGGTCAAGGTGTAGTAGTTTGGGGACAAAAGACCTTACAAGGTCGTCCATCAGCACTTGATAGGGTTAATGTACGGAGATTGTTAATTAAACTGAAGAAGTTTATCGCTTCGTCAAGTAGATACTTAGTCTTTGAACAGAACACAGCAGCAACAAGAAATCGTTTCTTGAACATTGTGAATCCGTTCTTAGAATCAGTACAATCTAATAGTGGTCTATCAGCATTTAAGGTAGTTATGGATGATTCCAATAACACACCTGATGTGATTGATAGAAATCAACTTGTTGGTCAGATATTTATCCAACCTACAAGAACCGCAGAGTTTATTGTACTTGACTTCGTGGTACTTCCAACGGGAGCAACTTTCCCAGCGTAAGTTTAATCACATAGATTAATAAATAAAAAACCCCTCTTTTTTGAGGGGTTTTTTGTTGCTGGATATATTTATATATGACATGGAAATAAAACTTCTAAAAAACTATGAAAAATGAATATGATGATTTTTTAGAAATTTGATATTTATAGTTGAAGAATTAAAAACTTATATTGGAGATTAAAGATGCCAGACTTATTAGATCCTTCTGAAATAATGTTCACACCGTTTGAACCGAAAACTAAAAACCGGTACATCATGTATATTGAAGGTATTCCCGCTTATCTTATTAAGACGGCGAATAGACCTACAATTGCATTTGAAACTATTGAACTTGACCACATTAACGTAAAACGATATGTTAAAGGTAAGGGTTCTTGGGAAGAATTAGAAATTACACTTTATGATCCTGTTGTACCATCTGCCGCACAGGCAGTTATGGAATGGGTTCGTTTATCTCACGAATCAGTAACAGGACGAGATGGTTATACAGACTTTTATAAAAAGGATGTAACTATCAATGTATTAGGACCCGTTGGTGATAAGGTTGAAGAGTGGACACTTAAAGGTACATGGATTACCAACGCAACATTTGGTGATTTAGATTGGGCAAACGCAACAGACCCAGTTGATGTAACTTTAACACTTAGATACGATTACGCAATATTACAATTCTAATAAAAATAAATAATAAAAGGAGTCAATTATGGCAGTCATAGCAGATAAAGCTTGGTGGAAATCAAAGACAGTATGGACATCAGTAGTTGCTGGTGTTGTTGGTGTTTTACAAGCAGCAGGTGTTGTAGAAGCAGTACCTGAAGTTGTTTGGACATTACTCGCAGCATTTGGTTTGTACGGAGTTCGTGACGCTGTTGGAAAAGCATAATTCCACGGCAAGTAATATTTTAAACTGGGGATTTTAATATCCCCAGTAAAGTTTTATAATTGGTTATGTTGTATAGGTTACTAAAAGCTATTCAATAAAAATTACAAAGGAGAAAAAACATGGCAGAAGAAAAACGCCAGTTTCCAACAGAGGTAGTTGATTTGCCTTCTAAGGGATTACTTTATCCCAAGGCTTCACCGCTGGCAGGTGGAACAATTGAGTTAAAGTATATGACCGCTAAAGAGGAAGATATTCTAACTTCTCGTAATCTTATTCAGAAAGGAATTGTTTTGGATAAATTGTTGGAATCTGTTATTATAGATGAAAGTGTATCACTCAATGATTTATTGTTAGGTGATAAAAATGCAATTATGATTGCAACAAGAATACTTGGATATGGTAAAGATTATACAGTTCAACTTACTGATCCTTCGACAGGAGATAAACAAGAAGAAACTTTTGATTTAACTCAGATTGAAGATAAAGTTGTTGATGAGAAGTTATTCAAAGGTGGTAAAAATGAATTTGAATTTGATTTACCGGCTTCCAAGATTAAAATTATGTTTCGTCTATTAACACACAAAGAAGAAAAAGAAATTGATGCTGAATTAAAAGCATACAAGAAATTTTCTAAAGAGAGTGGCATCACATCAGAAATTACTACAAGATTGAAAAAGGCAATTATTTCAGTTGATGGTGACACATCACAAAAACGAGTTAATGAGTTCGTGGAGAATGAATTACTATCTCGTGATTCCCTTGCATTTAGGGAATATCTTATAGAAATCACACCTGATGTGGATATGTCGTTTACTTTTACCAGTGATTCTACTGGTGAAGATACAACGATGGACATCCCATTAGATGTTGAGTTTTTTTGGCCTGCGGGCAGAAGATAAGCCCGCCATACATTCACAAGTCTTCTCCCTGTGCTTCCACGGGAAAGGAGGATTTAACTTTACCGAAGTGTATAACATGCCAACCTATCTGCGCCGATTTTACATCGAAAGCGCATCAAAATTCTACGAAGAAGAAAAGAAAGAATACGATAAATCATCTAAGAAAAAATCTGGTATTTCACGACCAGGTATCCCCCGAGGCTAACATTTTTTCTTATATATGATATTTATTATTGAGTTATAACATCCTGTTTAACCAAAGGAAATCATAAAATAAAATCAGATGTAGGAGAAAGAAAATGGCTTCGTCCAAGAATAAATTAACAGAAGATCAATTAGTTGAAGGTATAATAAGTGGTATATTAAAAGCTATTTTTAATAGACGAACACAAAAAGTTATGAAGGGAATGAAAAATAATCCTGCTCTTGAAAAGGCAGCTGATGAATTTTTCGATTCCAGCCAAAAATTAGATAAGGCTTTAAGAAAATTGGCAAAAAAACATGCAGCCCACGATCGTAAGTTCGGTGCATAAGAGAATGATAAATGGCATTCCGAAATAAAATAAAACAATCTAACGAAATAAAAAATCGAATAGTATATTGGGGTGGTAATGAAACCACAATAATACCCACAATGACAACACAGGGTGAAATTGAGCGTGCCAAGCGATTAAAAAAGATTGAAGATGACATTCTAGGGCTGAAGGAGAAGGGGGCAAAGCTTACGGATGAAGATTCGAAAGAGAAGGATAAGATTCTCAAGAAAACGATTGCACTTAAAAACGAGAAGAGGCAACTACAAAAAGAAGAAGCAGCTCACCAAGCTCATATGCTGAAAAAGGATATGGAGCTTGCTGGGTTAAAGTCAAAAGTTTTAAATTTGGAAGAAGAAATTGGTACGGTACAAAGAAAAGGGTTAAATTATGTAACGAAATCTGGTAAGGAGGTAAAAACCAGAGGTCAACTTGTTATTAAGCTTTCTCGTGAATATTTTCTACAGGGGTTACATCATCAAAATATGTTTAATACTCAAGCAAACATGGCAAAAATGTTGGAGACCCTCAATACTATAAAGAGTAAGGCAGTTAAGTACGACACAAAATCAGTTGAGATGGCTCAATTAGAAGTGGATGAAGTTGAGAAACTACAAAACAAAAAGAATGCAGACTCAAAGGATGGCAAGGCAAGAATAGCAGCAACTCTGGCCGGGGCTGCAGCATATAAAGGGAGTCTTGAACTAGTTAAGGATTCTTACACTCAGATAGGTGAGATTCAATCTGAAAATCTCGGTGCAACAGTTAAGTTAGCCAAAATGTATGGGAATCTGGGGAAGGGTGGTTTTCAGGATATGACAAAAGAAATGGAAACGCAACTTGATAGGGCTAAAGATCAGGCCAAATTTACCTTAACTCAACAACTACCCGCACTTCAAAAAGAATTAAAGTTGATGAAGATGAAGATGAAACACATGGATAAAGGTAGTGACTTATATAAAAAAATGGTTGAAGATATGGCAGAGATGGAGTCTGAAGGAGAACTTATAGCTGATAATGCCGAAGCTGCAGTCCTTGCAGCAGAAAAAAATGTAAAACACGCTCAGTTGATGTCAAAAATACAAGGCAATGTTGCGGCAAGTAGTCAGTTAATTTTAGGTCCATTTGAAAAGCTGCAAGGCCTTTTAGAATCTAATCCGCTTGGAAAGTGGGTATCAACTTTAACTGGGTTGGATACCCATATGAAAACTTTTGCGGACACGGTTAGTGAGGAAATGACAGCTGCATTTACACCACCAACAGTTAAATCAGGTATGGATAAAAATGGTAAGCAATTTTTTATGGATTTAGAAACTGGTAGACGTATTAGTGAAGAAACTTATGACTCTCAAAAGAAGAACGGACAGACTATGCAAGAATCACTTGCAAATGTTCAAGAACAAGCAATGGGTGCAATAGATAAAATATCGTCATCATTTGGTCAAATGAATGCAATGATGGGAGGAATGTTAGGACCGGCATTGGCAATAGTGGTAGTTCTTATGGCAGTAGGAATGGCATTGAAAAAGATATTTGGTGGATTCACAGAACTTCGAAAAGAAATGGGATTAACATTTGGGGCAGCAGCAGAGTTACAGTCACAGATTAATATAACTGCTGCAAGATTTTCACTTATGGGTGTTTCTGCAGAAGATGTAAAGAGTGTAGTAGGTGGTATTCAAGAAAATTGGGGTGGAGTTGGTCAAGCAACAGAAGAAAATATATCTCTATTAACTGGTCTTAATGCAGAATTTGGAATATCTGGAGAACATAGTTCCAAATTGGTCACTCAAATGATGGCTGTTGGGTCAGTAAGCCGAGAGGCCGCGGCAGCACAATTAGAATCAGTTGGTAATTTAGCTCGAGCAAGTGGAGTTGCACCGGCCGCAATTATGGCAGATGTTGCTCAACAAACTGAATTTTTTGCCAGTTTTGCAAAAGATGGTGGAATGAATTTAATGAAGACATCAATCGCAGCAAGAAAACTTGGTTTAAATTTGGGATCTGTCGAAAAAATAGCAGAAAGTTTATTAGATTTTGAGAGTTCAATTGAGGCTCAAATGGAAGCGTCTATGGTAACAGGCCGAGCAATAAATGCGGATAGGGCAAGAGAATTAATGTTGGCTGGTGATACAGAAGGAATGATGAAAGAGGTTACTAAACAGATTGGTAGTCAAGCAGATTGGAATGCAATGAATGTTGTCCAACGAAAATCATTAGCAAAGGCATTCGGAATGGAAGTAAGTGAAGTTGGTAAGATGATGGCCGAACAGGCGAGAAGAGCTAATATGACCCAGGCAGAAATTGACGCGGAAGAAGAAAGGGCTAAGAAACAAGAAGAATCTGGTAAAATTATGTCAGATATAATGATGTTTTTGGGTGATTTATGGGCCGAGATTTTAATTGCCGCTAAAAATTTATGGCCGGTAATTAAAGGAATTGGTATAGCACTAGCAATTGCATTTGCCCCCGTAACATTGGTTGTAGCAGGTGTGATGGTGTTAATATGGGCATTTAATAAATTATCCGAAATATTCCCAGGTATTGGGACGGCTTTAACAGTTATTTCAGCAATCTTGGCCGGTATGTGGCTTTACTCTAAGAATATTGGAATGTCGTTTTCAAATATGATTCCAAGTTTAGGGAAACTTACGGGTAAGCTAAAAGGTATGACTGGTACATTAAAAGATAAAGCCAAAGAAAAAATGGGAGCAGTAAAAGATAAAGCCAAAGAAAAAATGGGAGCAGCAGCAGATAAAGTTACAGGTAAAGGTACAAAAGATAAAACTAAAGCGGTTAAAAAACCAAAAACTTCAAAATCAAAAGGTGGTAGAAAAGGTGGAAAAGGTGGATTTGGATTTATGGAAAAGATTGATGGTAAAAAAATGATACAAGGTGCCGCCGCACTATTAATAGCGGCCGCTGCCATGTGGGTCGCCGCGAAAGCACTTCAAGAGTTTGGAAAAGTTA